TAGCTGCCCCCTCTGGGCCAGTTGCTCCTATATTATTCTTCGAAGCACTAATATCTGCTGCCAACTCCTTCTCTACAAGATCACGCTTTATCTTGAGGGCTGATAACTCCTTATCTCTATTTACAGTACTTCCCTCAGTATGGTTAGCTAGCTGATCATCCAATTGAGCAATTTGAGATTCCAAGTTAAGACGCTTTCTATTATGCCCTTCCAATTTGAGCTTCTCTCTAAATGCTGAGGCAGCTACGGCAGGAGATATGATTGATGGCTTAGCAGGGATAAAGTCACCCAGTATGTGAGACTGTCTTTCAAAAAAGTCAAACAAGTAATTGAAATAGAACTTATTCTGGTTTGTATTATCAATCGTGTACTCACCTGTACTAAGAGCCTGCTTAATAAACGTAGAGTAGTTATGAGGCCTTCCTGTTACAAGAATACTTATAACGTCTGCCGAGTCTAATCCTGCAAAAGGATTGGTATGCTTAGCTACACCATATACTTCAACAGCATCTGCTAAAACAGAGCCCTTGCCACTTAAAGGGCGTCTAGAATTGACATTAAGTGTTTCAGCGATCATTCCAGCTTTCCACTTATACATTAGACCTGAAGAATGTTGAAATGATGCTACCTTCCCACCAATCTTCTTATCTTGAAGTATATTCTTCTCCGTAACTGGCTTTCCTGCTAGGATACCATCATCAAACTTTAGATACGGCAACCTCTTAATATTCTCATCAGATAACTTAGGAGCATCTAACACTAGCCCACTTGCAGAATCAATATTTAGCTTAAATGGAGTGAGAGGGTCGTTAATCATGCCTCCAGGCTGAGCCAAACTGGGATTCTTGTTAATCTTTCCAAACTTCAAGAACTCAGTATTGTCTTTACAAGTTACTGTTAGTGTAAAGGAGCCAGTCTCACCATTATAGTTTGTCCCAACAGAATCTACAACACCTGAGAAGACTTGAACTCCATCGCTCCTCCACTGACTACGATCTCGCATAGCAAGATAGAAGGTAAATGGAACATGTGGAGCAATTTGATTCCACTCCGTCTCAACAGCAGACACATCCAGCATATCTTGCTGAAGATTAAGATTGCCGAGCATAGTGCCTTCAGTAAAATTCTGCTCACTGCCAGGAGTATCATTGCGAGTATTACTATTCATGAAAACATGAATCATATCCATTTGCTGTACTATAGAATGTCCAACAAATTCATTTCGAAGCTTTTGTCTTACCTCGTTATAATCTTCATTCATAATTTTGAACAAATCAAGATTACTTTGATCTGCAAGATGAAAGGCGGCCATAAGTGCCATAATCTCTTTAGCTAATGCTAGTTCATAATCATTAAACGCCTGAGCAGAAGAAATAGCTCCAATTGAATAAATCTCAAAAGACTCACTAGTAATAATTACTGTTCCAAGCACCTTCCCATCACCAAGAGAATACTCGAAGTTAATCTGACTAACTCCTCTATCAGCTCTCAGATTATTCAACTGGATGTCTAAAGCTTCAGCTTGCTTCATCAAGTAATTACCAACAGTTCTGATGCTACCACCTACCACATCATGCTGAGCAATAGCCTCACCAAGAGCAATCTCAATATCACTATCAGTTATTACTGATATCTTGTAAGGGTCCTCAATTGTAAGCTTAGCACTTCCACCACCAGGATTAACTGAGACAGTTGTATTAATACTGCTTACTACATTAAGCTCTAGGACGCCTACACCAGAACCAATGCCAGACACATCTGGGTTCTTAGGATCAACTATCCAAGTCGTCAGATTGTTTCCCTTGGAACGAAGATTAGCATCTTGAATCTTTAAAAGATCATTCAAGACCTTTGCATATGGTGACAGAGAAGTGCTCATGTTTATAATTTCGGAAACAGAGAACTGCCTGCCCGCCGTAATGCTGAAACCGTCAAAGGCAACCGTTAATATTTGCAATAGACTAGCTACGGTTCCATCTACGACTTTATCGATATTCATGAATCCGCTACTATCAAACAGATTATCTACAGCTATCAGGCTTTCATAGAAGCTTAATTCCTGAGCTTTACGCTCAAATAATAATTTGGAAGCTCTTAGGAATGTTTTCTCATCATTTCCAAGAAATTTGATATCATAATTTGATCTCAATGTAGAGAACATACGCTTCTTAAGAAAAATTGTTGCTTGATTCCTCTGTGTAATAATCTGCCTGCGGGAGGGTTGCTTTACCTGAGAAAAGCTGCGATCAATAGTAGAAAACCCTGGGACATTCTGTACGCCATCTTCAACAAACTTGCTCTCAAACTTACCATCATTAATACCATCTAGGAAATTTAATACAGTCTTCTGGCCCTGCTCAATAAGCATACCAGCCCCAGTATTCGGATCATCAAATGGTGGAAACCTTGATTGAGACGTTCCTCTTAATATTGCCATACTAACTCCTTACTATAACCTGAAATCTAATCCAGCTAAACTACTTCCATCTCTATCTGATGCACTGTTTACACTACGTGAACCAAATCTAGCATCAGCATTAGGTTCTACAGTCTCATCACGTCGCTCAATAGAACCTGTAGACACCTGGCTATCAACTTCAGCAGCAGAATAATATGAAAGAGGATTAGCTTTTCCCGCCGATGCACCAATAGGATTGAAAGGTTGTCGATGCCAAGGCATAAAGTTCCTTCGGACTCCCTGCCTAGCATATGCTGTGTAATTTAACGTATAATTAATAAGACCCTGTTCTTTACCAGACTCCTCTACGGAGAAATCAGTAAAGTAGCCCCTAAATAGTTCTCCCTGAAAGTATAATTCAATATTCGCTGCTAGACTTGATAGAGTTGGGAATGGCTGATTTAGGATATTTAAAGCTATGTCTGCAGTACGTTCAGTAATTGAACCAAAATCAGGAGTGTTTGTAATAGTTCCTGTAGAACCACGAGCCAGCTGAAGGAATTCAGATAGTGGTCCAGTACGCTCTAACTCATCAGCTATATTATCAAATGCTAACTGCTCTGCTCTGTAAATAGACCGAAGTATATTGATCCCTTCTATTCCAGCAGAACCAGTAGTCCCACTAAGAGTAATATTTGTTAACTTTTCCCCAGCATATTGTAAAATGAAACCAGCCTTAGTACGAGTAGGTTTAATATCTTTACCTTCAACAATTTTTAAATTGTCAGGGTTTAAAAACATAGTTACCCAACCATATCCTGGAACTCTCCACTTCATCATTTGCCTAGTATATTCGGCTGATAATGGACGCTCTATAATGTGAGATACGTTACTCGTAGAATTAATTACAGATGAATATACAACTGATGGAGGGAGTGCAACTCCTCCATTATTATATCCTGGTGACGGATCGATAAAAGCCATATATTTTCTCCAAGCTATCTGTTCTAACGACCTGACCTAGTCCTATTATGCCATCCAGCACCACGATTCTGATTCTCTTGAACCATCGCTTTTACTCGCTGTGTCTCCTTGCTAGTATCAAGGTTTACAACTAATGTAATTTCTTCAGGCATCATAGGAGATTCAAATGAAGGTACCTGATTTGTTTCTCTAACATGAGTGACAATCCCATTGAACATTTTCTCAATGTCTGGAGTCTCCTTCTCTTTTGCAGCCACTACCGCATCCATGCTTTTTTCAGAAGTTAAAGCATCAGCAGCTATAGATGAAAAACCTTGGGACTTGTTAGCATCAGCTATAGCACCCATATAGTCTCCCTCAGTCCCAGACCTTTGAACCATTCGGTCACTAAGTTGAGTGAAATCTGTTTCAAACTTTACAACTGACTTACCTACATCTGAAACCATCTCCGGTTTATACTCTGCAGCAGTATCACGTGTAAGGTAATTGTCCAGACCATCTACCAGTTGGAATAAATTTTGGCTTGCGTCTAAGAAGTTAGAAGAGCTGTCCTTCAGAGCTAAGGATGATTCTCTTGTAAGAGTAAGATTTCTCGTAGCAGCCATCATATTTCGAGTTCTTTCAAGAGTACCGATTGTAGAATCCTGTACGTCTTTACCTCTTGATACTACACCTGCCATTCCTCTAGCAGCATCCAAGTCTGCACCAGCAACTCCTTGCCCACCAGCTATGGCTTCCATCATCCTGGTGGCCTGCTCAGAACTATCAACTTTCATAAAATCTTGGAAAAGTTTACGTTGCATAAAGAATTGTTCTTCATTACCCGAATCGATTGCTTCTTTACGACCCATCATAGGACCACCAGTAATCGACTCAATCTGTTCTACAACTGTATTCAGAACACCCTCTATATCACCACTTGCAAGCTTCTCTTCCATACCAAGCATGCCACCTATAGCTCCACCGCCTCCTAGGCCACTAGCCATCCCTATAAACGCTTTAAGACCTTCATCCATACCACCTATGCCCTTGACGATACTGTTGACAAAGTCTACTGCGAGGCCAGTCCTGCCCTCCCCAAGCACTCCTACAAACCTAGTATATATTTCTGCAACTCCCTGAGTGGTATCTCCAAAGTATTTGAGTTCTCTAGCACTTTTGTCAATTACTCCTGAAACAATGCTCATTGGCTCACCAGTAGCACCAACCACTTCAGAGAATAATCCAATCCTTCTCTCAGAATCTTCCATACTGAGTCCAAGATTACGAGCACTGAACCCTATTAGCTCAGCACCCACCGCTGAGTCTATACCAGCTCCTGCGAATAACCTTAGAGCTACAGAAGCCCCCAGGGTAGCAGACTCGGCACCTGTTATATCAGTAGCCATACTTCTGAATGTTGGCCCCGTAGAATTAAGCCTATCTACACCAATCCCAGCCTCTTTAAAAGCAAGAGTCATCTTATCAATTTCTTGAGTACTCAATCCTGTAGATTTTACAATGCTAGCAGTTTGGTCTCGGTAATCCCCTAGAGCTTTACTGACTCCAGCAAAAGCCTGCCCAGACTTATCTTCAAGGCTCATAAATGGTAAAGCCAGATCTAATGCAGTTTTACTAACATCTGTAACTGTAGTCTCAAAATCTGCAGCAAACTTAGTAGCCCTTTCAAATTGCTTTTGAGTTTGAGTGAGAGCTATATTCAGCCCAAGCTCTTTTCCAATAGCTCCTGTCATAAAAGGTTCTAGAATGCTCATCGCTGCAGTTGCAGCACCCTTCAAATCTTTCAGATTTTTCAAAGCCTCCTTAGTATCAATGTCAAATGTAGCATCCAGGTAATCTCCAACTTTAATTCCCGCAGCTTTAGCCTTAGACTCTATACCAGCAATTTCTTTTTCATCTAAACCAACATGCATCATAAGTTGTTCTATATTAACATCTTCTGTCATTTCCTTCAAACTCTTCATGTATCCTTCAAGAGAGTTTGTTGAAAACTTTTCTGAGAAAGCTGCTTTAACTTTTGTTGACAAGTCCTTTATCTTCTTTAAAACATCCTGAGCCCGGTCCCCTGTATCCTTAATCTCTTCACGAGCAGAATCCATTCGACCTTTACCATAGATCTTGTCCTGAACAGCGCTAAAGTCAGAATTATTGAGTTCTTTCTCAATAGTGGCAGCGACACCTTTAGATATCGTGCCACCAGCTTTCAATAGTGCTTCATCGGATAACGATATATCTAGCTCAGCAACCATAATCACCCCTTCCTAAACTTAGGAACGCTTCCACCCTTACCAATAAACCTAGCAAATTCCTCATCATTTTCAGTAGATACTACCTTGCCATTCTCTGCAAACCCACGCAGTTCTTCAAATTCATTATCATCTTCCTGAGCCCTTAAACTCTTAACCTTCTTAACCCCTTCCGGATTAGAAAACATTGCCTGATACTCAGCCAGATCTCTTTTCTGCTCTAATTCTTCTTCTTGGTCCATTCTAATCTGGGCAGCATAATAGCTCCAATCCAAAGCAGTAAAAGAATTGAATGACTCGTCGTTAACAGGCTTATGCAACATACGAGCCACCTTCCACCTTAAACGATGGTAAGGTTCACTGGCTACACTTTTAAAAAATCAAATGTATACTCCCCCTCCACTTCTGCTACAAATTCATTATAGGCTTTTACAAGCTGATTAATAAGAGGGGATGGCCACTTGCATAACTCATAATACCTTTGCAGCATAGGGTTAGTTATTTCTTCCGGGCCACTATAAATGCTCTCTATCGGAACTCCATCAGCCTCCAATAGACTTGCAGACAAAAGCATTATAGAAGTCTTTACAAACTGCTCAGATGCAGTAAATTTCCTAATCTCGCTAAAGACTGCATCATTCTCATTCGAGGTCAGGATCTTCAATTGAAATATATTATCCCCACACTTGACATCCTTAAGATGTGGTTTGCTAAATAGCACTAACTTTTCCAAGATATTCTTCTTTTTAACTTCTGCCTCAATTACAGGATCTACAGTCTCCATTTGAGACAGAGCTTCTCCAGCTACCTCAGCTTCTAACTCTTCCATATGCCTTCGGACAAACTCTTCATCTTCTGGAGACATAATGATAGCTTCATTCATTTGCTGAGGAACAACATTCTGCTCTTTTTGATTAACATGACTGGTCATCGGGTGCTCTATACTTGCCATACTTCTTACCTCACTTATAAGTAAAAAGCCCTGCCAGGAACGGCAAGGCTTTTAGAATTCATTAACTCATACAACTTCTAAGCTGATAAAACTAATATCAAGTTAGAATTCAGTATGGCTTCTTACTGAATGTTACGGGGAAAGTAACCCAGAGAACGTATCTCCAATCCTTCCAAGACCACGTGCATCCAAGCTGCCTCTTCGACCCAAGTCAGCAAGACGCTCAAGAGCATCAGCAAACGCAGGCTCGCCACGGCTGGCAGAGATGTTAGACTTGCCATCCTTGAAGCTGTGAACAAATTCAACATCAATAGTTGCATCCTCACTAATTATATAGTCTCCAGAATTATAGCTTGTACTAAGTTTTTTAAACCAACAATTCTCATACACAGTAGTAATTACACCTTCTGCATCAATAGGAGCATCAAATGCACTCGCTACATCTAAATTTGCTGGATCAGCATTCAGAGCAGTATCACTTGGAACATCACTGAAGTCATACACGAGTATATCAAATGGTATACGCTGAGCATGAATATTTAGGAATCCTCGCTGGAATGATTCAGTCATCCTCTTTTTATCAAAGACGATTCTTGTAACCTCAAGTGTAACCTCAGTAGCTGAATTTGGTACAATTTCAATTGTACCATCAGTACCCACTTCTGTAATACGCTTAGTAGCACGATTCTGATTAGAACCAAACTTTTGAATAGCGCCAACGCCCTGACCATCCACCTGAATAAGTATTTGGGTAGATAGACCAGTCGCAGTAGCTGCACCTTGACTTGTGTCTGTATAAAGATATCCAACCATTTATTAACTCCCAATTCTATCTATTTGCCAAAAGTTTACTTGCCTTGAACGTCTTCCGCATACTTCCAATAGAAACCCTTGTGAGTCCTATTAACCCCTCTACATACACCGCCTACGTGACCGGCATGAAACCCATCTTCCTTAACAGCTTTTATACTTGCATACTTTTTAATCTCTCCAGTCTTAACACTTTTACCTATTACAGGTCTCCACTTGCGAGAAGGGTTATTAATCTGAGATCTTTTAATTGAATCCTTATGAGATTGTGAAAGCTTGACCCCTTTATGAGCATCGCTCATCTTCTTTCTTGACTCTGCAGATAGAGGTTTCTCCAAACGCCCGTTCTGCATCTTTGCGATATTTTCTTTAGAAATCGTTCTTCCTGCTCGCAGTAGGCCTGCACTTACGTTAGCCTTATGTTGCTCTGTGAGTTTACGCCCAGTGTAAAGCTTTGAAAGCTTCTTTCTAAATTCCAGAGTGTGGCGTTTTCCATAACTCACATCTCCAGGCTCGATAGTATTAAAAGCTGGAAGAAACTTACCTTCTATAGCAAATTTTCTACAATACTCTTTCTCTTTAGAGATTAGGCAATCCTTTTGAATTCCCTCTTCAAGTATTTCAAACCTGAAGCTCTCTTCACCATACTTATTCCAGGAACGCTGCATATATCTGGCATTATGCCGATTGCACCTAAGGTTTGTCATATGTGAGCCAAATCTTTTATTTATATTCGCAGAGCTTCCAACATAACAGTTACCTGTTACAGTGCACAATATTCTATAAATTCCAATTTTAATACTCATAATCTTCTAACCCCTTGAAAACATTGATCTAGAGCTCGGCGATCACATCCACAAACGCCCAATCCAACACGCCTACAGGATGAATGGTTACACCAATGTCAACTTGTCGAGGCTCAATCGGATTCCTCTGCACGGTAATAGAACCGAATCCAGCTAGAAGCCCCTGCCCAACTAGTGACCTGAGAAGTTTTCCAATTCCGGCATTTAGCTCTGCAACAATGGTCGGACTATTAATCCTACCAATGAAGGGTCTTAAGCTTGCACGAATAGTACGAGCAACCTGATCCCTAATAGCTACAATGCTAATCTCTTCTTCCTCTGGTGCTCCAGACTGAACAGTCGTTTTACCCCAGAGCACTTTACCACCACCAGCAATCGGCTCAACAACTAGCACACCTGCTCCAGCAAGTTGATTCTTAGTTCGTTTCCTAAGACGCTTGTCATTAAGGATGTTGAATCCAGCAAGAGTCTTAAAGGTAGCAGGAAGAGCAATGTTCAATTGTCCGCCAAGATACCCACCAAGAGCAGCAGCTAAGAAATAACCAGGAAGTATAGTGTTTTGACCTGCAATATTCCTTACAATCTCATCAGGATACATGTAGACAACCCGGAAGCTATCTCCAAACCCATCAGGGATTGAGTAATTGGTAATATCTTCGATATTACCAGCAAGCACTTCTTCAGGATCATCACCCTGAATACCTTCCAAGATACCAATATCTTCCACAGCCGCACTAGTTAGACCAGTAAGGTTATCTGGGACAAGCCCTGGAATAGCACCCGTAATAAGAATCCGCTCATGCTGGTTGAGAATATTACTCTCAACTTCCACATGTCGTTTAAATACCTGTTGGATGCTACTAATTGTCTGCATAGGCAGCGGAACAACCATCTGAACATCTACCAGTTCAAGAGCTTGAATTGCCTCTCCCCAGTTAGTATCAAAATGGTCTGCATCATCTGTATCTACATAAGATACTCGAAGCCCTTTACCTGCAGTCAGACTATTTGCCGCAACATCATCAGTAATTGCAAAGTAAGCATGACCCGTATCATTAGGATCTACAATCTGCCAAGCAACATAACCATCTATAATGGTTCCTGTAGCGCCCGGAGGGGTGCCTGTAGCAGTTGCTACATTAAGATTGCCATACCCATCGCCTACACTAGTAATCGTATAGGTGCCAATAACCTCGGCGGGAGAGAGGATTTCAATCTGCTTTCCAACATCTCCCTCACCAGTCTCTAAGCGGTCAGCTGAAAACTGTACAAGGGGGTCAGAGAAGTAAATCTCAGTACCACTAAGGATTTCAACATACCCATCATCACCATCTTGCTCAACTTGAGGAGAGGTAAATACAGTATATGACTCACTAAGCGGACCCTGTACAAAGTTTGCATAAGCAAGAGCCGTAGTAGTGAATGCAGTATCATAGAAATCATCTTTATTAAGAAGAAGTTGTTCCTCGGTACCATCTGAGCTGACTACAAAGACATTGACATTACTATCAATA